CAATCAGGTTGCCAACCGTCTCAGCCGTCGATGCGCTCCATTGCGGCTGCGCTTGCACCAGCCATGACGGATCCCACAGCGGCGTAGCGCCAGGCACCGCAAATAGCGGCGCCGACCCCACCAAGCCAATCACCGCCGCGCCTAATATTTGGAGTGGCCCAGGCCCAAGGTTGTACTCGAACACCTCGACGCCGTGCAGATATCCCGGTCCTGGCATGCTTCTCTCTCCTGGTTAGCTGACAGCTCCTTCTTATCGCCGGCCCCCAGCCGCCCGCCGCAAAGGAATCAGGTTATTCCGCCGCCGCTCTCTGCGCCGTCTCGATGCTTCGAAGCCAGCCACGATCGCGCAGCCGATGGCAATCCCCCGCCAGCAAGACTCCGCTGAATATCGCCATAAGTGCGCCGGTGCTCACAGTTCTTCCGCCTTGACTTGCCACAGATAATCAACCACCAGCGGATCGTCCGCCGGCAACGCTGCCACATGGCCAGGCACAATGAGATAGCCTTTATAGTAGCGGCGTCCTGACGCAACTATGTGCTCAGCCCCAGCGGGCTTTGCTTCCACACTGAGCCAAAATTCAGCGCCAGTACTCGGAATCCGGTAAACATCGCCGCGCGCCGAATAAAGCACGCTCATGAGCCGCGTTCCCTGCGGTTCATCTATGCTTTCAAATTCTTCGTCCATTATCCCCTCCGTTTTGTCGCTGGCGCCTGTTCGCAGACATGCAAGCGAGTCAGCTCCGCAATCTGCCGCTGGGCTTCTTCCAGCGCCAGACGATAGCCCTGCGCCGCCGCGCACGCTTCGCTTAGCTGGCGTTCCAGCTCGGATATACGTCGTTCGTACTGCGTCTCAATCATGGCGCCGCTTTCACAGTGAGTATTTCCGGTCCCTGCTTACTCAACATTTCCCCGATCGCGGCATGAAGCATCCGCGCTACTTCCAGATTCGGCACTTCGATCGTCGCTTCGCCAATCACTGTCGGCGGCCCCGCGATGCGCGGATGCGAGGCGTCTATCTGTGTATGCAGCGCTGCCGCCTGTACTACCGGCGTATGCATCACATAAAGCTTGAAACGCCGCCGCCCATTAGCGAATTCATCCCGCACCCACGAAGTCGTCACCATTGCCGGCTGTGGTGCATTGCCGTTCTTAGTTATGTCCATTGCCCCTCTCTCAATCTCTCCGCGTAGATCCTTCGCTTTGCTCAGGATGACACTCGCGCCGTTGCGCTCGTGTCAATTATTCGGATTAAGCGGCGCCGCGCCCCCGCTTGCCAACGCCGTCACGATATCGCTGTAGCCGTAAGAAATTGCCACCGTCGCATTTGCTGGAATCGAGCCAGTAGCGATGCGTGTAACTATACCATTGACGTTATCAATTGTATAGTCAGTTCCAAGCAAATAAGTAGCCGCAAGATTCTGGCTCTTAACAATCACCGCCGAAATATTGCCCTGCCCCAAAGTGATCGTTCCCGGCGTCCCCGAGAAGGTGAAAAAAGCAATCTGTACCTGGCTTGTCGTTTGTCCCTTCTCTTCCAGCGCCGTGCCATGCGTAAACAGCGGATAATTCGGCGGCTGATAAGCCTCTACCGCAACTGTGCGGGTCACAAAATCCATCTCGTAAACCCACATGCCGCCATCGCGGTCGCGCTCAATAAAGCGCTCGCGGTTCGGATGCATTTTGGTGCAGCCGGTATTCGGCTGAAAGCCGGTCAGCGCCGTCCGCGTCCCTTCAATTATCTGGTAAGCGCCAGGCGAAGTGCCCGACGGCGGCCCGCCAAAAGCCCATCCCAGGTCGCGGATGCGAATCCCAACTGAGAACTGCATCGTCCGTTCCTGGGCGACATAGCCAGTATCGAACAGCCGGCCATACTCGCTGCCGGTATACATCACCATCGCCACGCCTACCCGATGGCGCATCTCATAATTTTCTGGTCGATCCGGGAAGTGAGTGACCTCAATTACGTTGCCGATAGCCGCCTGAAGCTGCGCCACGATCGCCGCCTCAATCGTGACGATATCCAGCGCCGTCGGCGGGCTGAAGGTCTGCCCGGTCCAGGGACTATCGAGGAATACGCCCATGATTTGAAGTGAGAGGGAAATTTCTTCTCTCTTCGCTGATTAATTCTTCGATCACCATGGCGCTGAAATCTCGGCGAATATCACGAGGCAATAGATGACAACTGCATTTGCACTCCCACCGATGCCCCGCGCGATTGTAACGCCCGCGGCAGGCATGATGCGTTTTACGTGCGCATATGGCTGATTTGTCATACATCAGACGACAAAACCCCCATACCAGGGAATCCCGTATTCCTGCTCCACCATTGTTTCGGATTGCGCTGGTTGCTGAGGCTCAAAGCGGACACAGGGACATCCTGCCATAAGACAGATCTTTTGATTGTGATCGCGCTTCGCATGGTTACACTTGCAGATTTCCATCAGAACCCCTTCAGCGTTCCCCGTGAAAAAATCCGCTGCGGCAATGCCGGGTCATTGCCAAAATTCTGCACCGTCACCACCGCCGGCGAAGCCGGATCCGCCGGTTCCTGTCCGTCGCCCGACAAGCCTAACGTCAATGAACGATCCCGCACCGCTTCAAGCTGGTTAATCACCTGCTCGTACTGCTCTTTCGCATAGGCCAGGTCACGAATCGGCCGCAGTCCCTGCAAATGGTACATCGCAATCTTGCAGCAGAACTGCACCAGCACCGACGGCGGATCGCTCAGCGGCAGCGCGAACCGCGACTCCAGATATGTGTCAATCTCGTTCGAAGCGTCGTTAAGAAAAGTCTGCAAATAGCCGGTATTATCCGCGCTGACATATACCGTCGCCCCGGCTGCGACGCTCCCGGTTCCGATCCGGGTGATTATCCCTGCTGTACTATCCACCGAGTAGTCAGTCCCAAGAACATAAGTGACTGGATTGCTAAGCGCGCTCTGCACATAGAGCAGAGCCGAGAGATTGCCGAACGGCAACTGTATCGTGCCAGGATTGCCGCTAAACGTCAGAATCAGCGGCACCACCTCATTCGTCAACTGAATAAGATCGCGAGGCGGATACCGGGATTCTATGTCGCTGATGGCGGCGTAGCTCATTGTTAGCTTTCAGCACTCAGCCAGAGCCTCTTACCCTCTCCCTTAGGGAGAGGACAGGGGAGAGGTTCTTACGACAACCACTCAGAGACAATGAGAGTGGCATCGTTTAAGTAGATGTTCGCAATAGGGATCGTGCTCACCGCGCCGCCGATGCTGCCCGCGCCGAAGGTCGCATGTAAGAGCTGCCGCCCTATTTCCTCAAGCGACGGAGGCACCACCAGAAACCGCGTAGTCGGCGGCCCGTTCCACGCGCCAAACGGCACGCCCGCATCGCTCTTGATCTGGCGTAACGCTGCTACCGCCGCGGCATAATTCCCCGGATTCGACAAATCGGTATTGCTGGCATAGGTCAACTGCCACAACCCGACGCCCGCATTGCAGCGCACGTCTACCCCGTAACGAAACAAGCGCTGCGAAAACACTGCCTCGTCTGTCGCCGTGTTCATCCGGGTAACAGCGTATTCGCGCCGCTTCTGGAAAATGAACGGCTTAATCGGCCGCGCCGCGTCTACCAGGAACCAATAAGCGCCGCTCCCGCTTGAATTGAGATTGCTGAAGGTAGTCTGGAAAGACGCGCTCGATTCACCTAGCGGTCCCGCCGGATGCGAGGCATAGTAAAGATTATTGCCGTCATAGCAAATCGGCACCGGGATAGTGATTTTGCCGATAGTCACTGGAGAACCAGTAACTGCCGCCTTCATCATCCCGAAAATAAGCTGGTCAGGGTGGGTCTTCGCATCCCAGCCGAGCTGCTCGATCACCGGCGTATACACGCCATACTGGTCATCTTCAATTCGCTCGCGCTCGATACCAACCGTATCCTCGAAAGTCTTGTTGACGATTGTATAGGCATGGGCTTCCAGCGCCTGCAGCACGCGATCTCCGACCCATTCGCGGAACCCGGTAGTCCGGCCCAGCCAGGGATAAATCGTCTGACTAGTCGAAGATGGCACAATGCTGCAAATCCGCTCGTAATACGACGGGGCCATTTCAAAGCCCCTTTGGAAAATCGTATCAAAGCCAGTGAAAAGAACGCTGAGATTATTCGCAGAGATTTCCATGCTCGTGTTACTTCCCACTCGGAACCGGAGTATACAAATGCCACATCGAAACAGCCGCAGCGATTACCGCGCTCGCTATATCCTTGTACGGTGCCGGCAAAACACTGATTACCTGCGGCGCTACCGTCAGCAACGCACCACCTACAACAGTTATGAGATTTTCCCAATTCATTGCTCTAATCGCTCCGCGTAGATCCTCTTTACCTCTCTCCCTTCAGGGGGAAGGGCAGGGGAGGAGTCAATTCACTCCAAACGCCTGCGGCATAAAATTCACGAACGCCAGCCCCGCATCCATCGCTATCAACTTGCCCGCAGGTACCTTGGCTACTGCACTGTAATAGGTCACATATACTGTGCCGCCGCCTGAAATTGCGCCGCCGGCCAGGGCCATAAATAGCCCGCCCTGGTAATCAACGGCGAAGTCAGTCCCTTCAATATAATGGGTCCCGCCGCCGCCAGTC